TTGCTCAAGGAGGACTTCGCTGAGGCCTTCCGTGCTAAGCAACAGCAGTATGTCGGGATGCTTTATGCCCGCGAAGCTAAGCAATTAGAGAAGGCCAGAATCCAATTCGACAAGCTTGCTAAACGCTATAACGTCCGCACCATCAAAGATCAGCCTGCCGAACGCCAAGCTTGGACTGATGCGATTCATAGTATCTTGCAACAAGTCGAGCTACCAACCGGTGGGAGAGACAATGCAGAAGTCCTTGGGTCCTTATCAAAAGCTGGTTACAATGACATAACCAGCTTTATCCAAGCTAAGGAATTCCCTCAAGGCCTCGGAGGTCAAAGGCAGGCCATAATCCCCGTTGCCAATTTCCTTCTTGATGGGTCGTTCAAGAAGCCTTTAGATCAAGTCACAGCGGCTGAGTTTAAGGCTATTCATGATTCAGTCAAGACCTTAGATTATCAAGCCAAAGCAGAATCCAAGGTAATCAAAGATGGCGAAAAGGTCGATCGTGAAGAGACGATGGATCAATTGGTGAACCAAATCGAACAGCGTGCACCATCCAAAGAACTCCGGGTAGACTTACTTCCATCTAAGAACCATTTGAAGCATTACCTTGCTTCTAGTATAAACCTAGAAACCATCTTCGATACTATTGATCGAAACAATCCAAGGGGGTTGATGAACCAAACCATAGTCCGCACCTTCACCGAACCGGCGAATGAAGAACGAGCCTTATGGAATAAATTCGGTGATCGCATCAACGCCTTGCCTAGGATCAAAAGCGCCAACAAGCTTGTAGACAATCCCTTCTTCAAGGACCCACGCACTGGCGAGTTGATGATATTCTCCCGCCGGAATGTCCTTACTGTCTTACAGAACATGGGCAACCCAGGTAATTTCTACGGCCTACTTCGTGGTTATGGTATCAAGGACGCAATGGCCCCAGCAGTGAAGGATTGGGTTTGGCGGAATACAGATAAGGAAGATGTCCAACGTGCTAAGATGCTTGGTAGTATACTCGAAGATTCCAAACACGATCATGCTGACCCTATGTATCGCCATATGACTGGGATCGAACCGCCAGAGATAGACTTATGGACTGTTGATGCACCGGCGACTCATGGTGGGCCTATCGAGGGATGGTACCAACCCATTATCTACGACCTAAATATGCCACAGAAGAGCGCCAAGCTCGCCGGTCAGAATGTTATAGAGCAACCTTACTACGTCAAGCGTACCCCAACTTCTGGATACACTCAGGTTCGTACTGGCTATACTGGACCCTACTCCTTACAATTGGACGGAGTCCAAACTCGCCTAGGCCAAGTCATACACGACGCCGTTTGGCGACCAGCCTTGGACCAACTGACTAAGATATTCATGGACCAAAGGTTCCAAACCGCTATGCTCAAGCATTGGGGAAAGGAGTACGCCGATCAGCTTGAGCCATTCCTTAGGTCCATCGCCGGGACTGGTGAGTTCACTAGCGAATCCCAAGCTGCTGCTTTGCAAGCTATTCAATTTGTTAGGACTAATATACTTAGCCATTTAGTTGGGCTAAACCCGTCAACCTTCGCCAAACATACATTCACAGCGGCTGTTAACAGCATTACTCAAGTTGGCATTAGAAACTACGCTGATGCTCAAGCAGCTATGTTCGCTCGTAACCCAGCAACTGGTGAAACCAATTGGACATGGCATATTAACGATAGTGAAGAACTTCAAGGGCGACATCGACACTTCATCGACACCGTTCGTGGGAGCTTCGAAGCAACTTATGGCCACCTTGCGGCAGCCAATGATATGAGAAGCTTCTTAGATAACTTCGCAGGGCGATCGTTGAAGGAAGGAGTTCGAGCGGCTGCCTCAGATGTTAAGGCTAAGTATCTATCAATTCGTGAAGCTTTGATGTATATCGAATCAGCACCTCTGGCTTATGGTGATCTATTCACTGCTGTCCCAACTAGATACGCTGCATATGAGAAGGCCATAGCCGAAGGCGCTGATCGAGGTCAAGCCAAGTTCGAAGCAGACCGCGCTGTGCGTATGGCACATGGGTCTACGGCTTTGACAAACCGCCCACAGATCATGAGGAACAACGGCTTCGTTCAGACCTTCACTTCTTTCTATGGATTCTTCAGCCACATGCTTCAACGACAGTATCAACTCGCTTGGATGGTTAGAGACTCACTTAAAGGCGAAGGGGTCTACGTTGGACATCAATTAGAAGCCCCACATGTGCTTGAGTTCAAAGAAGGTAAGGATTATGTAGACTTAGAAAAAGACTATACCTCAAGCGCCGTCTACAAAACTGGTCTTGCTGCTGTACCAGTCCTTGCCGGAATGTTAGTATCCTACGCCTTATGGCCTGGGATTTGGGACAATGTTGTCCAGCCACACCCAGGAACAGATAAAGACTCTTGGCCAATGTTTGCTGGAAAGGTTATCGGCAAGGGCCTTTGTGGATCATGGGTTGGCATTCGAGATGTTTGCCAAGCAGCCATGGAGAATGGTGATATCAGTGCTGGGGTCTTGGGTTCTGGGTTCAATAGCATGATGTACACTTTTAGGGATACACAAAAGGCGTTTAGCATTTCACACATGAGCAGAGAACAAAAACAAAAGTACCTTAAAGACTTCAACGCAATGTTCTCCATGATGACTGGCTTGTCTAACAACTCAGTACCAAGGATGGGCGTGTTTGGATACAATTGGGCGCAGGGGTATGATAAGCCAAAGGGATTGAGAGAGATTTGGACTGGGATAACACATGGAACGTCTAAGCCAACACATCATTAAGGAGACTATATGACCTACTCCCTTCTCTGGCTCCCTAAAGTCCTAACCGATGCAGGGCTATCGGTAATAGAAGTCCCGGGCTGGCAGAACCGAGGGCATGGTGACGAAGGCCAGGTTCTGGGTGTCCTCTGTCACCATACCTGTGGGCCTCTTCATGGCGATCTCCCTGATCTAAACGTCCTCATCGATGGTAGGCCTGATCTTGGTGGTCCACTCTGCAATCTCGGCCTTGGGCGAAGCGGCCACTACTACATGATCGCAGCAGGCAAAGGCTGGCACGCAGGTCGAGGAAACTGGATGGGGATCACCGACGGCAATGCTCATCTAATTGGCATCGAAGCTGAGAACATCGGAACCAGCGACCACTCCGGCAACCCTATCGAGCCCTGGCCGCAGGTCCAGATGGATGCCTACAAGCGAGGCTGCGCAGCGATCCTTAAACATATCGGTGCTAGTTCAATCATGTGCGCGGGACACAAGGAATACGCCTTGCCCCATGGCCGAAAGGACGATCCTAACTTTGATATGATTATGTTCCGTAAGGACGTAGCGAAGTTGATATTAGGTTGGGTGCCACCAGTGATTGAGGTTGCGCCGATACCGGTACTTAAACCTACTCCTCCGAAGCCAATGCCCATACCACCCACTGCAAAGGCAGCACTTGGCCCCAAACATATAGATCACTTCGAAACCGCCGCTCGTGCTGTAGACCCTGATGCAACCTAGGAGAACCAAATGACTATAGATCAAATCATGGCCCTGCTTCGCCAAGTAATGCCGATCGTCGGCACAATGCTTACCGTCTTCGGCCTATCCTCAGCCACTGCCAACTCCATCGTCAACCTCGTCATGACTGGTGCTGGTCCTACCATAACCTTAGCCGGGATCATCTGGTCCTTCATCGCCAACACCCGCGCTTCCATCATGGCCGCAGCGGCTAAGCCAGTAGCTCTAGGTGTTCCTGCTCCACAGATTGTTCTCCCACCTGAAGAAGCAGCTTTGGCCCAGGCTTTACCAGACAATGTCAACACAACCCAAACCGTACAGGTGATTGCCAAATGAAATATAATCTTGGGCCTCGTGGGGGCTGCACACTTCCACTATCACTGTTAATTTTATTGATGCTTGGCGCTTGTGCCAACCTCAAGACTGCCTATCAAGTCATCACCGAGGCATCCGTCTCGCCAACCCAAATCATCGTAGCAGCCAACGCTTTCGATGCCTTGGAAGGAACCGCCACTCAATACCTAGTCTACTGTAAATCCAACCTCGCCACCCCTGTCTGCTCAGCTGACAACCGCCGATCGGTAATCAAATACGTCCGCTCTGGCCGAGCCGCTAGGAACCAACTTGAGACCTATGTAGCCTCCGGCAACGCCGGACCAGCAGGCCTTTACAACACCCTCATTGCCGCCATCAACCAACTCAACCTAACCCCAGCAGCTAGCGGAGCACCGAGATGACTGCCGATTTGATCTTAGGAGTCCTGACCATCATCCAGCAAATCATACCCCTGCTGAACAACAGCGGAACCTCGATAAATGCAATCGCCACTATCGTCACCCAACTCGAAAAGTGGCTGCCCCTGATCGTCCAAGAGATCGGCGTTCTCTATGGCCCGGTGAAGAACATCATCGCGGCCCTATCCGCCAATCCTGCTACCCTTGCTGAGCAACAAGCTACCCTTGCCGCCATCGATGCTCAAGTCGACACCGCCTTTGAAGCCGCCGCTAGAGATGTGGACCCTGACGCTGCATGACTATTGAATACCTCACCTTAGCAGGTATAATCATCCAAACAGCCATGTACCTACTTGGCGGCTACGCCTTGGTGATCCGTAGTGATCAAAGTAATAAAGACCTCAAGGAAGAAGTCGAGGCGATACAGTCGGAGATCAAAGCCCTATCCAAGATCGTTTCCCAGATGGCTGTGCAGGAGGAGAGATTGACTAACCTAAGCTCACGAATGAACATGTTCGACAGGCGAATGGACGATGTGGTTCGCCAAGCTGGCTGGGTCACCGGTCGCCGAATCGTTGATGGGGAGTATCCATAATGCCAATATTCGAAGTCCACTTCAAGCCGGACCCTGAGGTTCTACGCCGGTTGGGAAGAATAGAAGATAAAGTAGACCTCATACTAAACCAACAGGAGACGATAATGTCTGCACTTGATGATCTACAGGCGGCTGTGACTGCGGAAGACACCGTGATTGATTCGGCGATCACCTTGATCAACGGAATCCCGGCGTTGATCGCAGCGGCGGGGGTAGACCCGGCAAAGCTAACTGCATTACAGGCTGATATCACCGCGAAGAGTAAGGCCTTGGCTGATGCAGTAACGGCGAATACTTCTGCATCGACAACGCCACCGCCTGCTGCTCCGCCTGTGACCTAAAGGTCTTCCCTACCTAGGTCCGGAACCTGCGCCTGATAGAGCCGTTGCTTGGTCTTTGGATCGATAGCAACGGCTCTAATCATGCCCGAGCGCTCCATCACATCGATGACGCGAAGGATGGAGTGGATTGGCACCCGCTCTCTAGCAAAGTTGGTGATCTTGTGCTCTGGCACACCTTGGCCTCGGTCAGAGACCAAGACGAAGTGATAGATTTCATCCATCGCCTTAGCGTCAGCCCCACCCCCACCTGCTTTGAAGATATCTGGCATGTTCACTTCGGCTTCGAGGAGCCATCCCATGGCTCGATTGAAGTCTTCTTTGGTGAGGAGTAGAGTATCACTTCTGTCCACCGCCGCAACCATCGACAGATTATAGCGATGTACCCTACGTCTGGTAGCATAATGTATGAGCTTCGGACGATTGGTTACCGGCGGCTCACCCAACCCTCGCCAGTTATTGACCGCAGTTCGATAGTCCTCTGTAACTTTGAACTCACCCATAAGGGCGTTGATAGCTTTAAGATCATGGATTAGGTCTCCGTTGAGGGAGGAATCGTGGTCTGCGAAGTCATCACCGATCGTGCGCTCGTCTGAGAAAACCAATATAATACGCGAAGTGAATCCTTGCTCCCATGCATTTTCTGGTAGGAACTTGATGAGGTTACTCGGTGTAGTGCCAGATAGAATGTTAACTTGAGGCGATTTGATGGAGATTCGAATCTCATTACCCCGCCTATGCTGCCCATAGATATCGTTGTCGTAGAATGCACTGAGGACTCCTATCATTTCATCATCGTACTTATGCATGAACGCGGTTAGTTCATCGGCGGCGATCAGGAGAGAGTTGTATTCAAGTGGTCCCTCGGGGATGC